CGTGACGATCAGCAAGAACTTCATCCCGGTGAAGCTGCACTCTCAACAGGTGATGGCGCTCAGTTCGCTGTTCAAGGACAGCAATGCAATCACGATCGAGATGTTCTTGCGCATGTTGGAGGCGGGCGAGATGTTTGAAGGCCTGCCTGACTTCAGCGTGAAGAACCTGCTGAGCGACATGGGCCTCAACGGGAACGAGACGGCGCAGCAGCTCGGGGTTGGCGCGGGGGCGCAGAGTGTAAACCGTGGGCAGATCCCTGTCGATAACACCTTGCCCATGAGCGAGGGGCGTGATCTTGAGTCGATTGAGGCATCGCTTGAGCTAACAGAAGCTGGTCGTGCTACTATTTAGCGAGTCAACACATGATTTTGCGTGTCAGACCAAGTACCCGAGACTCTTGAAGAGGCGCTTGCCGCAATCCAGGCGCTGCAGAAGAAAGCCAACACGCTTGAAAGCGAAACCACAAAGCTGAAGGCGACAAATCAAGGCTTGCTCAAGGATCTCAAGAAGAAAAAGACAGTTGATACTTTTTTGAAGGTCGCCGGCATTGAACTTACCGATGACCTTGACGAGGATGCGCTTGCTGATCGCATCGCCAGCCTCAAAAAAGCGAAGTCGGATGACGAAGGAGAGCAGCCTCCTGCGTCGCAAGGACAGCAACCCCCCGCATCGCAGGGTCAGATCCCTTCTGATGCGATGAACGAGGCGATGAAGGCTCAGTTTGCATCGCTGCGCAAAGAGCTGAGTGATCTGCGCAAGACGAACGAACAGCTTGAGCAAGAGCGCAACCAAGAGCGTGAAAAACGCCGCGAGAGCAAGCTTGAGCGTTATGTGACCGACGAGCTTTCAAAAGCTGAATGCCGTCGCCCTTCTCACCTTTACAAGCTAATGAAGGAGAAGTTTCGTCTGCTTGACGACGAAAGCACTGTTGTCTTCGGGTCAGAGGATGATCCCGTTTCCCTGCGCGATGCAGTTACAAAATTGCGTGACGACGAAGAGTTTGCTGTTTACTTCGCCGGCAGTGGTGCAACTGGGTCGGGCATGACGACAACTCGTGCCGCCACCTCCACCTACAGCAACAACCCCTTCAGTAAGGACAGCGTGAACGCCACGAAGGCCGCCGAGCTGATCCAGAAGGATCCCGACAAAGCGAAGCGCCTGATGAATGAGGCTCGCCTGGCGGGCAAGCTTGATCCGGTGCTTGGACGTGCGCTCCAGAGCATGTAGTCTGATCTGGGCGTGACGACGAAGCGACAGCCTCTCAGGGCCTCGGCTCTGAGGGGTTTTTTATTGCTAAGCTGCGAGCAGATTCTTTTGTAAAATGTCAGTCACGTATAGGGGTGAAACTTTTTCTGGATACAATAAGCCCAAAAGAACTCCTAATCACCCAACTAAGTCGCACGCTGTTCTTGCAAAAGAGGGCGACAAGGTTCGACTTATTCGCTTTGGACAGCAGGGCGTAAGCGGGGCTGGCAGCAATCCAAAATCAGAGAAAGAAAAAGCGCGTCGTCGTTCATTTAAGGCGAGACACGCAAAAAACATTGCCAAGGGAAAGATGAGTGCAGCGTATTGGGCTGATCGCGCTAAATGGATCGTAATTGGTGGAATTGTATTTAGCGCTTGTTCAGTTTTCTGCTAGCAATTTTCCCGGATTCGCTTTCTAGTATGTAGGTGAGCGCTCACCTCACTCACCATGCCTTTCAAGACCAACCGCAACATTATTGGCCGCCAGATCACCTCGGCGGTTGAGGAGGTCATCACCTCGATCCGCGTCAGCTATGACGCCGGCCTGGGCCTAACCCTCGTCATCCCCGCTGCCTTCACTCGCGCCAACCTGGTCGAGCTGTTTGCTGGCCTGCCCACCGTGACCGGGACTCAGACCCTGGACATCAGCGGCACTGCTGGCAATGCCACCGTCACCATTGGCGAGAAGGCCGTTGCCACCGGCAAGGGCTGGACCCTGACCACCGCTTGATCCACTGCCCAGGCTCATAGCCCCGCTTCGGTGGGGCTTTTTTATTAAATCGCCTTGCGTGCAATGAAAAAGTCCAAGAAGCAAACTAAATTTGAATACGTGATGAAAGAGTTCAAGGAGGGCAAACTGAAGTCTTCTTCCGGGCGCAAGGTTACAAGTCGTGCGCAGGCGATTGCAATTGCTGCAAGCGAAAGTGGGATGCGCAAGAAGAAAGAAGAGGACAAAAAGAAGCGCAAGTACACCCGAAAGAAGCGCTGACCCCCTCACTTCTTGCTATTCTTTGTCTGTTAGAGGCTGTGCCTCGTGAAGTCGGGCCATCAGTGCTCGCATCGCGGTCGTACCGCAAGCTTTTCGCTTAGCAGCAGTGCTGCTAGCACTCGTTCATACCTTCACTTGAGGCAAAGACAATGCTCCTCGCTGGCATTCCCTTTATTCCTCAGCTTTTCCTGGAATACCAGCAGGAGGAGCTGCAAAACCGTAACGCTCTGGTCACGTCTGGCCTGATGGTTACCAACTCCGCCATCCAGGCTGAGTTCGCCAAAGGCGGCAAGACGATTGATCTGCCGTTCTTCGGTGACCTCTCCGGTGATTCGGAGATTCTCGATGACACCGTGGGCCTGACCGCCGCCACCCTGGCCGGCGATGTGCAGACCGGCGTGCGCAACATGCGTGGTAAGGCTTGGAAGGCCTCGGACCTGGCTGGTGAACTGGCCGGTTCCGACCCCATGCAGGCCATTGCTCGTCGCACTGGCCAGTATTGGGTGCGCGACATGCAGACCTCTCTGATCTCCGTGATCAAGGGCCTGTTCGCCACTGGCGGCCCCCTGGTGTCCAGTCACGCTGTTGGTGGCACTTCGACTCAGCTCTCCCAGAGCGTGATGGTGGATGCCATCGCCAAGCTGGGTGATGCAGGTCAGGAGCTGACCGGCGTGCTGATGCACTCCCGCGTGTACTACGCGCTGATGAAGCTGGATCTGATCGAGCCCGCCTCGACTACCTCTCAGCTTGACACTCGCCTGTCTGCTCAACGTCTTGAGTTGGGCACCTACCTGGGTCGCCCGGTGTTCGTTGACGACACCCTGCCGGTTGACGCTGGCGTTGGCACTGGCGGTGCTGACGTGCTGCACACCTACTTCTTCGGCCCTGGCGCCTTTGCTTTTGCAACCGCCCCGGCCAAGACCCCGCTGGAAACCGATCGCGACTCCCTGAAGGGCATCGACTACCTGATCAACCGGACGCACTATCTGGTGCATCCGAATGGCATCAGCTGGACCGGTAACGCTGCTGGCAACTCGCCCACCAACGCTGAGCTGTCCACCGGCACCAACTGGGACAAGGTGTTCACCGACGATCGCAACATTCGGATCACGCAGCTTCGCTGCTATCTCTGATCGTTGCTGTTGTAGTAACTGCCCCTCTTCGGAGGGGCTTTCAACTATCAAGTAACTGTCATGTCCATCACCACTTTCCGACTTGCACGCGAGCAAGAAGAAGCTCAGCTGAAGGCGAAGGCCGAGGCCGTCGCCTGCCCTGCGCCCGCTCCTGCCCCGGCCCAAGAGCCCGCTCCTGAGCCCAGGAAGGCCTCTGTGAGCGTCAGCAAGGCCAAGACCACCACAGTCAAGGGCTAAGCCCTCAAGAGGCACGCACATGGCCTTCGTATCGACACTGGGGGCGTCTAACGCCAATTCCTTCCTGAGCGTTGCGAGGGCCACGTCGCTGCTTCAGGAGATACCAGCGAGCGCAGGTATTACAGCCTGGTTGGCGCTGACTGATACACAAAAAGAGCAGACGCTTGTTGCTGCAACCATGACGATCAACCCCTTGAAGTGGAAGGGGCGCGTCATTGATGAAACACAATCTCTCGCTTGGCCACGACTGATCAAAGTTGATGGGCGCCAGCTATCGACTGAAGAGCTGCCGATTGACTTTGAGATTGCCGTCGCTTACATGGCGGCGTTTCTCGGGAGTGGGGGTGGATATACATCTGTCGCCGTTAATGATGGTGGCGCTTCACTGCGCAGTACAAATCAATACGAGGAAGTCGAACTTGGCGATGGGGCTCTGCGTGTAAAGTTCAAGCAGGGCGACGCCCCACAGACGGGCGTTGATTATATTCCGCCGTTTGCGATGGATATTCTCTATCGCTACATGATTGACCCGAGCTTCCATCAGCCGTATTTATCACGCGATAGCGTCGCCCGCATTGATCCCTATTACGGGAACGCGGCATTTCGCCCGAGTCGTATTCGTTTTGCCGGTGGGCAGGTATTCCCCGCTCGTGGTGGGTGGTACAGCAATCCGCTGTGATGAACTATGGCGCTCGTTGACGACATCTTTTCTTCGATCCCTGGCCCGCTGATTGCTCAGTTTGGGATTGA